GCATCAGGGAACTGAATAGTAAATGTTCCAGCTGTTGCAGTTTTGTCTCCACCAAAATCTAAAACACATACTGATTTATTAGTTTCAGATGTATTATAAATTAAAGCACCTCTAGCTGTTAGAGTAACTCCAGTGAATGATAAATCATTAAAATCTACGAAAGCTGTTGTTCCGTTTACTGATACTAAAGCATTAACTAATGCTCCGCCACCAGCAACATATTGTCCAGTATCTCCAACTTGTCCTGAGATACCTGCAGCATATGAAGTTGTGTCCGCACCAATAGATGCAGATGAATCGTATAATGCTAATTTAAAAACATCGCCTGTTGATACAGCGAAGTTATGCAAACCATTTAATAAATCTTCTTTAAATGAATTAGTAATTGCGTTTGTTGTAATTGCCATAATTATTTCTCCTTATTAATTTTGTTTATGGTGATGGTGAAGCAACCTTAACTCTAGGTACTCCGTCATCGTATTCTCCTCTACGTCTTCTGCCCATTTGTTGTAAAGCAAAAGCCTGTACTTCTTCATTATACTTGTCAGAATACAGTTTGTACATATCCGCAGGGCCTTTTAAGTATGCAAAACATTCTGTTAATACACCATGTAATAACATCCCCTGTTGATGTTCCGATAAATAAGTGCTGTTAGTAGAAGTAAAATGAGGGGGATCAATAATGTAATTAATTTGAACTTGTCCTGCCGCAGCCGCTGCATTAGGAGTAGGCGCTACTACAATTGTATAATCATCCCAATTAGCATAATAAATAGGAGTTCCTGTAGTATTGTCTGGGTTATATTCAGATATAAAACTAGTGTCTCTTTTTTCCAAAAATTGTCTTGTTCCAGATATAATAGTTTGAACTGATCTTAAAACAACACAATCAGAAGGTAATGTTATATATCTTTGATTAGTAATAAAACTAGAAGTTGCGTATTTTCTTAAATCATCATAATCTACTTTTCCAGCTATATCTAATTCAATGTTAGAAATAAATTGATCAATTAAAGTGTTGGATAACACATTAGAATCTACTTCTGTGTAATTTCTTATTTGTGTTAAAAAATTAGAATAAGTAATTGCCATATTATGATATTACGATTGTAACACTTCCTGTTAATGGGTTTAATTGTCTTTGTCTATTTTGAAAGGATCCGTCATCTGGTTGCATTCCATTAGACATATAAGCAAATTCTCCAGGTAAAGTTAGATTAATAGTAGTCCACATAGAACCACCAGATTGAAAAGTAAAATCTTGAGGTCTTGGGTTTTGCAGTGCGATAGCATCTGCTGTAACTTTCTTTCTTCTGATTTGAGGATGTTTTGGTTCATATTCAGAAATATGAACTAAAGAACCATTCCATTCTTTAACCATTTCATCATACGGAAAAGCCATACCAGAACGATCTGATATGGTTTGTGATTTTTTACCTGTAGCCCACGTTCCCATTATACACCATCTCCAAAATAACTTTGAGGCGAAATATATAAAGAAGTTCTTCCGCCATCTTGATCTAATGCTCTTAATAATTCGTCTTCGTAAATTTGTTTTAAAATAGGAATTCTGTTTGGATCGTATTGAAAAGATAAATAATAAGCTAATCCAGAAATCATTGCTGGAATGAATCTAAATACAACATCGGTTGTATTGGTATACGCACCAACATCTTGAATTCTATTAATAGAATAATATTTTAAATAAGTATAAGTAATTGTATCTGGAGTTTGATATAAATAAATAACTGGAGTAGTCAAACGATCCACATAATACATAGATGGCTGTCCTGTAGATCCTTTATCTGGCAAAGCAGCATATGCAGATCTATCTACTTTTGTAATAGAAATATCTTGTGTAGTAGAATTAACGCCAGAAGTAGTAGAAATATAAGCCTCTAAAACATCGCTAACATTACTAGGAACGGTATAACTAGGTTGACCAGAAACTAGAGCAACTGAATTAAGCGCTACTTTCCACATATGAATTCCTCGGTTTCCCCATTCTGAAAATAAAATATTTAAATTTCTTCTAGCACGTCTCATATCATTACCAGAATTGGGTCTAATACCATTTCTGTTAAACGCTTCATCAATAATTTCATCGATACTTAGGTTAAAGGAAGTAGTTCCAGATGTGGTCATAATTATAAACCTTCCTTATCAATAAGTATTTTAAATAAACTTTTCATTTATTAATCCTTTTTAATAGCGGCCGCTTTGAGAGTGTATAACTTCTCCTTTTTGCGGTTGTACAACTTCTTAGATTGTACCACTTGAGACTTAAATCTTCTAGACCTTACTTCTTTTGCGATGGGATTGGACTTTTTCTTTATATATCGTTCCATGGGTCTTTTTAATAACTTGTTTAAATCTTTTTAAATCTTTATTACCAAGTCCTGGTTCTAATTGTTTAGATATTTGACCTCTAGATATTACCATGGTTTATATTTTGTTTTATCTTCTTCTTTTATTGCTCTAAGAGATTGATTTCTGTTTTCAGATCCGTTCCACGAAACATGAACCCATCCGCTGTCAGGTTCGCCATCTCTATAAAATTCTAAAATTAATTGATCATATTCTAAATTATCTTTAATCCATTGTGCGAGTTCTTTATTGTCTACTCCTACTACTTCTATATCCGCAGCTTTACCTTCTGTATGCTGTGAATGAATACTAGAGCCTATAGCAACGCATAACTCTCCAGACCTATATCCAGAAGAAATAATTACAGGAGAATCAAATTGAGAACGAATTGGTTGTAATACATTTACACATAACGCTTTTAAATTATCAATGTGAGTCGGTGATGGATTATTAGGTATCCCTTTTCTCTCCGCTGTTTGAGATTTAACTAACTCGCTTAATTCAAAATTCGCTGATAATTTCATATTTTTTCTACTGCTCCTACTAATATTTGTTTTTCTTTAAAAGAAGAAGAACCTTCATGATCAATACTTGAATCAAATACAATTAATTTACCTTTTTTTGGATAAATTGTTTTATTGATAGGTTTAAAAAAAATAGTTCCTCCATCAGAATTATTTAAATATAAAATAAAAGAATATTTTTCGGTAGAGGCATGATTATGTCTTCTTTGACTACCATTATTTTTATATTTTATATAATGAATATGGAATGTTTTTTCAAAAAAATTATTAAATGAAATTATTTTTTTTAAAAGCTCTGGATTAAAAATATTTACTATATTTTGACTTTGAAAACCATTATTAGTGCATGTTTCTGAAGACACATCTATAAAATGTTTTTTATTAGTTTCTATTATATTTATTATTTCATCAATTACTTTTAATGAAATAATTTCTTCGTGAAAAATAAATTTTCTCTCTGTTGTTTGAGATTTAACTAACTCGCTTAATTCAAAATTTGCCGATAGTTTCATATCTTTAACCAAGGATACCAAAATGATGTAACAAGTCTAGTCATATCATAAACATTGATCCAACTACATTCTAGCCATTCTGTTTCATATGGATATTCTTGAAAATTACCTTCGTTAGGTGTCCAATTTAATTTGTGTGTCATTGTTTAATTAGCTAACAATCCTATGATAGCTAGTAAATTTCGTATAGGCAAAGCTACATTAGGGTTTTCATTTATTTTCATTTTTAGTTCCTGATAATGTCCCTAAAGCCTTACCTATAGTTTCATATTTATTTTCAGATTTTGTTTCTTTGGGAACGCATCCTAGTAAATTAACAGCTAGGATTAATACAATTAAAACAATGATTGTGTAATATTCAAAATATCTCATATATAAATCTTTACATAAAATTACTAATAAACTGATAAAAAATATAAAACCTAAAGCTATGAACATAGCCATAAATAATATACCATCCCTTAAAGATTGTAGCATGAGACTAACCCTTAAAAAACAGAGTTAATAAAATTAATAATAAAATAATACCTTGATATTGATTAGGAATACTAATTAATTTACCTTTTATTTTTTCGTAATAATGTTTAATATAGTTTAACATTTCCATCTCCTTCTAGCTTGTCTTAGTCTTGAGTTAGGATCTTTGGCTGCATTAGGAAACATTTTCATTTGACCTGCTGATCTTGCACAAAAAGATTTTCTTCTTGCAGCACGTTTAG